TGCATCATTGTGTGACAATCTTGGAATTAATATGGAAGATGTTGCAACAGGTAATATCGAAAAATTACAGTCCAGAAGGGACAGAGGAACATTACATGGAAGTGGAGATAACCGATAACACATGGAAATCAGATTTAAAAAATTAGTACCAGAAGCAAAAACACCTTTTAAAAAAATTGACGTTGATGCTGGCTTTGATTTATTTGCGACATCAATAACAGAAACACCAGATTTCATTCAATATAATACTGGAATTGCAGTTGAAATTCCTGAAGGATATGTGGGACTTGTATTTCCACGTAGTTCGGTCACCAAATATGACCTGATGCTTAAAAATTGTGTTGGAGTTATTGACGCAAGTTATCGTGGTGAAATTATGTGTAGGTTCGCAAGAATACCAAGCACAGAATTTAAGGATTTATTGATGTGGACTGAAGATAAGAAAAAGGAAATAAAAGGTCGCATTGAAATAGTTTGGAATTTGGAAAAACAATACGAAGTTGGTGAACGTGTTGCACAAATAGTGTTCTTAGAATTACCAAAAATAACTTTAGTGGAAACTGAAGAATTATCAGATACTCAAAGAGGGTCTGGTGGCTTTGGTCACACCGGAAAATAAATAACATTTATATTAAAACATTTGATTATGAAGGGTACAACTGGAATCAAATTAAGAAGAGAAAGTGCAAAGAAACTTCTTGAAGCACAACTCAAACGTGGCACGAAACGTGAAAAAATAAACGGTAAGACTACCGACAATTTCATTCCGCTCACTCCTGCGGATATCACACGCATCAATCGTGAACTTGATGCAATAAATAACCCGAAAAAGACAAAGACTATGGTTTAATGAAACAGTATCTTGATTTATTGGACACTATTGTTAAAAATGGTCGGGAAAAGGAAAGTGGTAGAGCAAATATGCCGAATACCATTGGTTTGTCACGTGGAACTATTTTAATGGAAAACGTGCAGGAAAACTTTCCACTACTTACGACTAAGAAAATGTTTCTCAGGGGAATTATTGAAGAACTATTATGGTTCTTGGCAGGTGATACCAACATAAAGAAACTTGTCGATAAGGGCGTTAATATCTGGAATGGCGATGCTTATCGCTGGTATTTAAGATATTGTGATAAAATGGAAATTAAAGAAGAGCAAAGATTCTCAATGGAAGAATTCGTTGAAACGATAAAAGCAGGTCATTTAGATAGGTTCTCAAAAAGTTCAACAGGAATACCTGAACATTTGCTTGGCTCAGTATATCCAATTTACAGATTAGGTGATTTGGGTAAGGTTTATGGCTATCAATGGCGTAATCAAAACGGTGTTGACCAAATCAAAGACATTATTGATGAATTGAAAAAGAATCCATATGGTAGATATAAGATACTGGATGGTTGGAATAAAAAAGACTTTCCAGAAATGGCTTTACCGCCATGTCATTTGCTTTATCAATTCATTGTAAGACCGATGACACGTGAAGAAAGAGTTAAATGGTATATGAACGAATTCAAACCTTTATTACCTCTTATTTCAAAGGACGTTGAAACAATTTTAAGTAATTGTAACGCTCCAAAATACTATCTCGACCTTAACATGTATCAGCGCAGTTGTGATACATTTCTTGGTGTTCCATTTAATCTGGCATCAATGTCATTGTTGCTTATGATTATAGCTAAAACAGTGGGAATGGTTGCTGGTGACGCATTTTGGATTGGTGGTGACACACATTTATATGTCAATCACATACCAATGGTAAAAGACCAGTTAAGTAGAGAACCACGTAAACTTCCAACGCTTAAAATCAACAAAGAATTAAATACTTTGGAAGATATTTTAACGTTGAAGTATGAAGATTTTGAATTAACTGGATATGATGACCCACATCCGGCAATCAAAGCGGAATTATTTACTGGATTTAAGAAATTATCATAATAATTGGATGGTGATATTATACATAGCAATTGCATTATTGGCAATAAGCGTTTTATTGCTTGCAATGGCATTGTATTATTTGATAAGAAAAGGCACGTATCTTTCTGAAAAAGAGAAAGAATTTATTACATTTGTGATTGATATATTTGTTGAATATGGAGATGATTTAGGTATTCAATCAAAAGATGAACATCAGAAAATCTCTAAAGAACTTGAAAAAATAAAAAATAAACATTTGTAAAGATGACAAAACTTGAACAAATTATTGAGTGGTATCCAGATGGGAAATTTCTTTCTGCAGACGGATTTGAAGAAGCACTAATTGGTGTGGTTTACGATAAGATGAAATCAGTTCACCTTCTCGTTTATTCCAAAACGAAATGCATTGAAATTCTCATCGTAAGAGATAAAATGAATAAGGAAGAAGCTGAAAAATTCTTCGACTTCAATGTAGAAGGCGCATACATGGGTGAAAAAACGCCTTTGTATGTACATGATTTGATGTTCTTTGGAGAATAACAATAAAAATAGGGAGGTCGTGAAAACGACCCTTCCCTTTTCTTATTGTTAAGTGGACTTAGTTTCTAATTAAAGAACCAAAATCGTCATTGCTTCATTTGAAGCTGCGATTACTGCCAAAGCTGCTGCAATTGCTGCTGCATCTGCAAGACCTGTTTCATTTACGCCTGTTCTAAGGAACAACCTAAGAGTTTTCTGTGTTAACATAGCTTTATTGTTTTTACATTAATATTATTTTAATATAAATACTCTGGACAACTTGAATGTTACAATTAAATTTAATTAATTTCCCTTCGTTTCACTCAAGAAGGGTACAACATCCTCTTTCACAGGAACTCCAATAATAAGCTTCCAATACGGTTTAAATCCACCAATTGTTTTTTTGGTTTCATCTGTTACATTATTGGCACTTTCAACTTCATAATATCTGTTTTTTTGTCCACTCATGTTGTATTCAACAATATCGCCACGGTCAATTTCAACCTGTTTTTCTTCCAATTCTTTAAGATATATACCAAACCTAATATTGCCAGCATCGTCACGAGCAATACCACCCGGATTTCCACCATAATTTTCCTGCTTACCATCTTCGACAGTAACCATTACCCTAAGTCTGACAGGTGCGAAGAATTTTTTATCCTTAGATTTAGTTTGTCCATATAATGCATGCGATTTCGTTTCAAGTATATTTATCTTATGTAAGACAACTTCCTGTGCATTGTCAGTATCAAGATAATTTCTACCATACATTACATCCAAATCAAAAGAATTGTCTGTCATAAACATGCCCATTCTTTGATTTTCAAGGTCAATTATTTGTTTTTTCTTTTTCATTAATCAATTATTTTAAAACCATCAAGTTCAATAGAATTCATATCATCAACAAAACTTCTATGCTGTTTGTCAATTGCCCAATCAGGTACATTTGATCTGTCAACACCAGCCTCAATATCTTTTTTAACTCTTTGTTTCGCAACTTCTGGATCAACACTAAATACTTTAGCAAAACCATCAAACGGTTTGTCAACATGAACCTTCATGTAATCCATTAATGATTTTCTATCTCTGGATTTAATGTTGGTTGCATCAAAAATTACATTTTTACCAGCATTCAATGCATCAGCGACTCTCTTATGCGCTATTTCAAACACTAATGCGTTTTTTGATTGATCTGAGACACTTCCGGTTAACTCCCTACGAATGTCATCAGGTGAAATAATAACTGTGTTAGAATTAATCTGTGACTTAATCCACGTGGATTTACCACTACCTGAAATACCAATAGGAAGAATTAACTTTGGTTTATTTTTAATTTCCTCATTTACTATCTCATTTGGTGGAAACTTATCTTCATGTTGAATTCTCCAGTTAAACAATTTCTGAATACCTTTACTATTTACAACACCTATTTTTTCATCAACACTAATATTTCTTTTAATTAAATCTTTTGCCACATCTAAAGTAAATTTTAATACTTTAGGGTCGCTGTATTTAACTTGATAATGACATTCTCCAAATAATTTATTATCACCACCGCTTAATTGCGTAATAAAACACTTTCCACCGTGACCAATTCTAAATATTGCCCATGAATTATCTTCGGGTGGCTGAAAATCAGGATTAACCCTCTCCATCATTTCAAAAAGTCGTTGTCTATTATCTTTTTTCATATTAAATTGCAATTATTGGATACATAGGTGGTTGATAACCACGTTCTTTATTAACATTTTCAGCAATTTCAGCACGAACTTTTGTCATATTTTCCTGACTTAACTTATCTAACTGATCAAGAATTAACTTTTCAGTATCATCCTTTAATTTAGTACCTTCTTCAAGTAAATGACGGTAATCCATTGTTAATTGCTTTTCAGTAACACCAAGTTCACCGCTATAAAAACCACGAATACCACCAATAACCATTTTAACCTTGGCAATAAGTAAATTACGAATTTGTTGATGTGCAACGTCATTCATTTTACCCCATTCCAATACTCTGGTTGGTGCATCTGACGGTAATCTAACAACATCAGAATTTTCTTCCAAGCATTTATCCCTACCCATATCATTAGCATCGTAATACCAATACCAAACTTTTCTACCAGCATAATGTTTTCCCCATGAATTTGCAATCTCATCACGACCACCGGGTACTGGATAAAGATGTAAAAGTTTCTCACCCGTTGCCAATCCGGTTATACGATATGTTAATATCGATTGTAAAACCCTTTGTTTCATTCTTCTATCTTGTGCAGAAAGCAATGTTGAAAATGTTGGCTGAACATACATTGCAGGACGACCAAGATATGACCATCCCATCATTCCGGGAGACCATGCGTTCAACGCAAATGGATCAACTAACCCACCATCAATTTCAGGTGGTGTTTCCCATAATACTTCATTAACTTCTCTCCCCGCAGGTATGATATAATGTTGTGTGTTTGCCGATGTAATAATAAAATCACGTTTTAATTCCCAACCAGTTGCTGCTGGAGCATTTGTTCCCAAACCAACCTGTCTTGAATATGCATATGTAAACGATTCCATATATGAATTGGATTTGGTTGTATATGCAGCAAGAAAATCACTATTTTCTTTACTTAAACCCTCTAATCCAATCCACTGCTGAGTTATTAACCAGTTATTTAAAAGTGATGAATAATCTTCAACAACCATTTCAAGATAAGAATCCATCATCTCATCCTTAATTTCAAATGGTCTTAATGGATACCCCAATTCATGTTTTACATGAAGAAATAGTTTATTTTTATCGACAGTTGTAATTAACGCCATGATATTTTATTTATTAACCTCTACTTAGTGCTTTTTCACCAAAATATACATATTTGAATTCATTTGGTTGTAGCAAATAACCACCTGCTGCAAGTTCGTATATTCTACTAACAATTAATTTTCTTGTTGGAAATGCTTCAGCCGATGTATCTCTTTGTGGTGGAAAGAATTGTTTAATTTCTTCGAAATCAGTTACTTTATAATTTGCAGGGTCTTTCAATCCTTCAAGTCCAGCATTAATATCATAAACAGCATATGTTGATTTACCAAAACCTAATGGCAATATTGTGAAATAATCACCTTCAGGACCGGATTCAACAAATTTATACCTCTCATTTTTTACCAGTGAAGTATTTCTTTCTGCTGGTGTCCAATTAGGATCAAGTTTTTTCATTTTATCAGCATATGACTGACCGTAATTGAATGAATACCAACTACTTTTGAAAATAATTGAATGATTGAAATCTCTACTGAACATTGGATTGTCAGGAGTTCCCCCACCACCCATAGTTTTATTAATTTTTACTGGTGCACAATAATATACTCTTGCTGCACTACCTGCTTGTGGATCAGTCTCAAGCAAATCAAAGAAACCTTGAACACTTATTGGCTGTTTTGCTTCATTAAAATAACTTTCGTTTATTTCTTTAGAAACCATTTCTAAAAAGTCTGATTTTGTGAGTTTTGTTTTCATAATTATAATACTTTTACATAAATACTTAAATGTTTTTTTAAAAAGATTGACTGTCTTATATTTTTGATATATATTTGTGAAAATCAATATAGACGATTATGTATAACATTGAATATGAGGTTAAATTAAATGATTATGGTAGACCATATGTTAAAATACCAAACGATTACATCGATCAACCCGAAGATAAATTCTTTGGTATTGAAATAACAAGATATGTTTTAAACGATGTGTTTTCACGCAGAAGCGATCAAATGGACGAAAAAACTATTGAAAATTTGAAAATATGTATAGGAATTCTCAATCAACTTGGAGATGAAGTTGCATTGATATTATTAGATGGAATGAAAACGTCCGGTGAATTTGATTTGGCTATGCAAAAAAATTTTTACATTCAGGCACAATCATTAAAAGAGTTGGATGAGACTAATTTTACCGACTATATGTATTATAACAATAAGTTATATAAAAGAAAAGAGGGTTTGAGAGCATTAATTACTGATGAAAATCAGTTATATGAGTTAAAAAAAGACGAAGAAAATAATTTAAACTGGACGGAAGTAAAATGAACTGTATTGGTTGTGGCGAATGTTGTAAAAAAACATTGGCTTTTGCAATTAAAAAACAATCACGAAAAATCATTATTTTGAAGGCTTAATTGTATTTAATGATTTTATCTGGACTGACGAGTGCCCATATTTTGAAAATAATAAATGTAAAATTCAAAATGATAAGCCACATAGATGTAAAGAATATTTTTGTGAAAAACAATAAAATTTAATAAATGAATCATAAACCAACCCCGGAACAAGAAAGAATATTCCTGTTCGTCAAGAAAAGACCAGAAAATGTGCTAATAAAAGCATATGCTGGTGCTGGAAAAACATCTACAATTGTTGAGGCGGTAAAATTATTGCCTAAAGATAAAAATATTATATTTTTAGCGTTTAATAAGCACATTCAGGAAGAACTAAAAGCAAAATTGCCAGAACATGTTCGTTGTTATACAACATACGGTCTTGGTACGTCAGCAATTAAAAGAAAATATGGTGATAAAATTCAATTTGATGAATTTAAGATCGATAAAATAATATTAAAAAAATCTAAGCAATGGAAATTGCATGAAGATTTCAAAAGCGATGAAGCAATTTTGGTTTATCAGGACTCATTAAAAAAACTTGTTAATCTCTGTCGTTTAACACTCACATTAAAACCTGAATATGTTCCATATGTTGCGGAAAGATATGATATTAACATCAACAAACCCAATGATATAAAGAGAGTACTTAAAGTATTGGATGAGGCAACTACCGACAGAAGTTCGTTTGACTATACAGATATGATTTATCTTCCGGCTGTTGATAAAAGCATCTGGATGTTTCCACAAGATTACGTGTTTGTTGATGAGGTACAAGATTTAAACAGATGCCAGATCAAAATAATTGAAAAAATCTTAAAAAGAGATAAAATAAGCGATAAAATAACCGGAAGATTAATTACGGTTGGAGATTTCTTTCAAGGTATTTACGGATTTAACGCTGCTGATGAAAAATCATTTGAATGGTTTGAAAAATATCCAAATACCAAAACATTACCATTATCGGTATCATTCAGATGTTCTAAAAATGTAATAAAGAAAGCACAAGAAATTGTACCGGACATAAAAGCACTTGATGAAGCACCCGATGGTATTGTCAGAGAAGGCAATGTTCTTGAAGAAGCCGAAAGTGGCGACTTCATTCTTTGCAGAACAACCATGCCACTCGTAAAATTATTTTTTGAATTTTTAACTAAGGGTAAAAAAGCAATCATTAAAGGTAGTGACATTGGTATTCATCTTATTGAATTAATCGGAAAAATTAATAATATTCCAAGACTTGTTTCATTTTGGGATAACGAATTAGCACAATACCGCAAAGATTTAAAAGCGAATGGTGTTATAAATCCAAATGAACATACTGGATATGTAACACTTGAAGATAAAGTTAATGTATTATTGTTTTTAGCAAAATTATCTGATAGTGTTGCTGATTTAAAAAATAAAATCAAAACAATATTCACCGATGAAATTCAGGGAATTTGTTTAAGTACCGTACATAAGATTAAAGGACTTGAAGCAAATCGTGTGTTTATAATAAGACCGGATTTACTACCAATGCAAAACACTAAAAAAGGTTGGCAAGTGATTCAGGAAAAGAATCTTGAATATGTTGCATATACAAGAGCAAAATTAGAATTAATATTCGATAATAAATGGAGTGACGAAGAACATTAATAAATTATTATATTATGGAATGGAAAATTGCAATTACAAACAAACCGAATGAAAGAATTGTAGTTCGGTTCGATCCAAAAAATCAATATCTCGTATTCATTGGTCAGTATAAACCAAAAAATAGAGGTTGGATTGATTTTATTTTAATCAATAAACAATTTTTGTCTATTGATACAAAAATGATGGAATATTTAATTACTGCTGAAGAAATTCAAGAAACGTTGTTATCAACGTATAATATCTTGAAAAAAAGAGTTGATGTATATAATAATATTGCCGAAGGTTTTACTGTAATTAAAGAAATTCAAATCCTTGACAAAGAGGAATAAAAAAAGGGTGGTTTAACCACCCTTTTTTTTCTCTATCCTATTGATTACTGTAAGTCACCAATTCCGAAAGTCTGAAGACCATCGCAGAATATTCTACCAAAGTAACGGTTAAGAACCATTTTCTTTGCATAACGAGTCATGATACCACGAATCGGTGTGAAATCGAATGGGTTATACATAACCGGGGTCAACTGCATTGGTACATAAGGAGCATAGATGTAACCAGTCTCAAGGATTGATGTACCTTTATGTCCGATAAGTACGGTATTTGCAGGTGCGTATGGGTCACGGTAAACGATGTAACGTCCACTAAGTGTTCCGATTTTTTCGATACCCATGTTATACTTATCCTGTTCAGGAGCAGCATTTGATACATGGAAATATTCAAGGTCATCGAATACTGCACTTACTTCAGGTGATACAACGATCCAAGAAGCACCACCACGAAGGGTTGACTTGTGAATCTGAGCAGAAATCTGGTTGATCTTTGTTACCAAAGTCTGATTCCAGTCCTTCTGTACACCATAATAAGTGTTAGTACCTTTACGGAGACCGTTATAGTCCCAACGAGCAGTCCAAGCAGCACCACGTCTAAGGTCACGAAGAATTTCACGGTCAATTTCAGCAGCCATTTGTTCTGATAACAAAGCAGTTAATTCTGCTTCGGCATCAATGTTATGGAATGCAGAAACGTCCTGTGCTAATTCAGGTGTCCACATAGCACGCATCTTACGAGTTTCAACTGATACAGTTACCTGATCAAGTACGAAAGTAACTTCAGCCATCTGTGAATCTTCTTCAAGGTCGCTGTATACTCTGTAATGAGCAGTAAATGTAGTTGCACTTGCGCCAGTTAATGGTTGATAACCATCAGTACCTGCGTATTGTAAATCAAGGATAAGAATAATCTGTCCAAGATTGTTAACAATTGCCTGTCCGTATTTCTGAACTTTTACGTTGAAAGGAACAGCATCAGAATCAGCAACAATACTCTCACTAACATAAGGTACTGGAGCACCCAATGTTAAATCAGCAGTAATTCTCAAACCAGCAAGGAATGATTCGGTATCCATTGGCACGCCAGCAGGACCTACTAATTTTCCTTCGAAAGTTGTTGAAAAACCACTAAGCATAACACTTACAAATCTGTCAACACCGGGAACACCGCTAATAAGTGTTGTTCCACCAGTAAGAACAGTAATCTGACCCTTTGAACGATCAAATAATGAAGCACCTTCTTCGTTATATTCTGTTGCATAGAATGCATCATACAATGAACGAGTTTCGAAAGGTGTTCTTGCTGAGTAAGCAAGTTGAGCAGCATTTTGATATGCACCGTTAGGTGATGTATGGTCAACGCCACTTGTATGGCTACCACCTTCATAACCTTGATATGTATCAGTTACAGGAAGATTAGTCCTGAAAGATGCTTTTGGATTGATGTAGTACAATTTACCAATCGGTAAGTTAAGTGCCTGTACAGACACGATATCGTTTGCTAAAAGTTTAGCAAATACCCTACGAATTACAGGGAACGCAACAGTTTCAAACTGTCCTGATGATGTTGAATCTGACGATTCGTTAATCATATATGACAACTGGTTTTCGAATAACTGTGCGCAGTTTTCTTTTACGTTACCTTCCAAACCTTCAAGAAGACCTATTTTCTCCCAACGATTTGTGGTAATTTCTCTTTGTTCACGGAGTTGTTTTAAACCAATATTACCAACTTCCGCACTTTCCATTAAAAATCCCATTTTATTAAGTTTTTAAATTTTATAAATTATTTTTTTTGCCTCTATGTTCCACGTATTCAATGAGTTTTTTCATTCTTTTAATATGCTCATCATCTGCGTAGGCAGTTTTTTCTACCACTTCATCAAGTTTTTGCTTTGAAGACGGCTGTATTGAGGCAGCAGCCTTTCTTTCAATGCTTTCAGTTAAAGTCTTTTTGCCTTCTTTCATTTCTGCAAGAACTGCTTTGTACTTCTTCTGTGATTCAGCGATACTATCAACCTTTTTAAATTCGTTGATAATTTTAATTTTATCATCTTGAGTTAATGCCAATTCTTCATTTACCAATAAATTATTAACATGTGCTAAATTGGTATTGAATATTGCCATCTCCTTTAATTGATTGCGATACTTTTCAAGCGCAGTCTTATAACCTTCCATTAATTTTGATGCTGCTACTTTGAATTTCTTTACTTCATTAACCCTTTTGGTCAACTTTTTATTATCTTCAATTAAGCCAGCAACTTTTTTACTTTCCTGTATTCCAGTTACCATTCCACTTGCACTTTGAACAGCAGAACGAGTATGCTGTTTGTGACTTTCCGGTTTGTATTCAAACCTTGGATGTGTTGCGGTAACTTTTTTATTGTTAGCATGTGTTATGCCCAACTGTTCATCAACAGGAACATCTTCTGACCTGCCTAATACTGCTTCAATATCAGCATCGGTAATTGGTGATTCCTCATCAATGAGAGAATCATCATAGTTACCACTATGCATTTTGTCAAGCGGGAAATTACCTTGATGCATTTCATCAACAGGTTTTTCATCAATGAGTTGGTCTGTAGGACCGTCATTGTGTAACCTGCCAACCTGACCAGTATCTCCAAATGTTGACTGACCTGCCTGATGCATTTCATCAACACCTAAATTCTTAATCATTTCATTAAGTTTATTTCTCATTTCGACAAGTTCTTGATATGGAACTCCACCACCTTGTTGTGAGCCAAGTTCGGTATTCAAATCTTCCATTTCAGATATTTCTTTTTCAATATCATCCATAGTAAATAATTCGTCATCCTCATCAGCACTCTCCAATGCAGTACCTGCACTATCAACATCGAGGTCTGTTATATCAAATTCTTCGGTTACAGGAATAAGTTTCTTTGCCTTCTTATCGAAAGGTTTACCTTTACCAGCACCTTCTTCAACTTTTTGTGCTTTCTTTGCTTTCTGATCAAATGGATCACCATCACCAACAGTATCCGTGATTTTTACATCTTCTTCAACTGGTTCAGCAACGATATCTTTTCCTTCTTTGGCTTTCTCACCGAAAGGTTTGCCTTCGCCAGCAGTTTCCTGAACTGGTTCAGCAACAATATCCTTACCTTCTTTTGATTTTTCAACAAAGGGTTTACCTTCGCCAGCAGCCTCTTTAACATTGGCAACTTCTTTTGGCTTTTCTCCGAAGGGTTTACCTTCTCCTGCCTTTTCCTTTACGACCTTCTTGGTCTCTTTTTCTTGATTCTTCATAACAGATTCTTTATTAAATGTGTTATCATCTTTTTCAGACTCTTCGGTATCGTCCAATTTTTTATAGGACTCTTTTTTTGATTTATTTTTATTTTGTAATTCTTCTTTTAACAAGTTTTGGAATTTCTCTGGAAATTCTTCCGCTAATTTCTTCTTAGCATTAGCATCCGCAGCATCCATGATTTCTTTATAATCAGTTAATGCCTCTTTAATTATCGATGATTTTTTATCGTCTTTCATATTATTCTAAAATCGTATCTAATACTATAATTTTTATATAAATACGCAATCTTATTAAAAAAGTATAATTTTCAATAAAATTCTTGTATTTTTAAATTATTTTCATTATATTCCCAACCATTGAATTTATGTTACAATAAGAATCGATCTAATGCTTTTACGATCTTAATTTCATCTTCTTTAAGCATTATACCATTATTACTTATATGATTTTCATCAAATCCAATATTACTTGATTTATCTGGGAATAAATATGCACCGGGCGTACTTGGTGTTGCAACTAAGTCAAAACCAATTAATTCAAAGTCGTTTTGCACAAGGTTTTCACCATTAACTTCTTTAAGTGTACCAACACCACGTGATGAAATACCTAATTTAATTTTGTTCTGCAGATATAAAACAATTTTATCTCCAACAACCGATGCTATACCATATTTAATATATCCCGGAGATACTATTATTTTTAATTGTCCATATAATACATTTTCTTGTTCACCTTTTCCCCACCACATTTTCACAATCTTATGTGAAATATTTTGTAACGAAATTATTGATGATTCTGGATGGTCTGCTTCTGATACTGCACTGTCAGTGCTTATTAATTCCTGATATGTTTGAACCTGTGGAATTAAAACATCTTTAGGATAGATACGACCATTTTTGTTTTTAACACCCCATTTCTGTAAAATACAATTTATTAAAACGGGTTGATCCCACTTTAATTCAAATGCTTCGGTAAGAAAAGTGGGATTTAACTCACTACTAATAAATCCAGCATCACTTTCGATTAATATTCCAAATCCTGTTTGACCCGCTTGCAATATTTTGCCTTCGTTTAACCTTAATATATTGCTCATATTGAATAATCTTTCCTATAAATAGTTTTAAATGTTGTTTTGGATAAACTTTTTTATTGTTGGGTATTTATATTTAAAATCTGAATAATGGCGAATAACATACGTTTAATTGAGCCTAATAATGTTAACATTAACACAAACATTGTAAATGGTATACCGCAATATCAGGATATGTTTATTTTTGCTGAGTTAAAAGCACAAAGTAGAGGTAGAACAGTTATTGTAACAGCAAATGATGGCAATGTTTCAAAGGGTGCATTTAAAACGGGACTCGAAAAACCAAGAAAGGCTAATCTATTAGGTGTAAATCAGAATGAGGAAGATAATAATCCGAATTATTTAAATTTTACAACAAATTATTATGATGGTAGCACTGGATCATATACCCAATATGAAAGTTTTGGTATAACTGGCATTAAAGTAATTATTAACTCATCTTTTATACCACAAGTTAATATTCAGTTTGTTGATTTGAGAGGTTTGTCATTTTTTAATAATGATAGTTCGCCTTATAGAATGCTTTTTGACTTCCCGCCACCAATTTTTGATTTAACAATTAAAGGATACTATGGAAAAGCATTAAATTATAGATTACATTTAGTTAAATATACGTCAGAATTTCAAACAGAAACCGGAAACTTTCTAATTGACGCACAATTTGTTGCAATAACATACGCACCATTAACCGATATTTTATTCAGATATGTTTACAATGCACCATTAATCAATAATCTAAATTCAATGTCTTCAGAATCATCTGATCTACCACAAAACACATTTGAATTAATATTAAAACTAAAAAATTTATATTCAGCAATTGAAGATAAGATAAAAAACTCTGATGAGACTAAAGAATATGAAGATATTCGAAAAAACATAAATAATATTGATCAAATAATTTCGATAATATCAGCATACAGAAGTGACATTGACCTAAAAAAAACTGCAACGCCATATTTGGCAATGAGAAATAAAATCGCAACACCATTGATGTATCCAAACAACGAGGAACAACCAAGCGCACTTTATGGATATGATTATGAGATGAAATACGTAAAATCATTAGAAGACTCAAACAACAATGACAGTATTGAACAATTAGCCGGATTGTTTCAATATGAAAATCAAATATTAAGTTTGTCAACAAGCGGAATTCCATCATCTATGGATAAGAAATTATATATTGTTTATCCCATACAGGTTCTACAACCATTAAATAATATTGATCCTGCAAGTTTGAAAAAGGCACAAGCAGCATTAGTGATATTCAGAACCAGACTAATAAACAAATCAAAAGAGATTCTTGGTGACGCACTATCAATATCAAATATTGACGTATCAAATCCCGAACAATTTTTTTGTGACTATGATATTAAAACACAAAACAAAATTAAAACAGCATATGTCGGAATTGATCTCACTAATTTATATCTGAAATTATATAAAGAAAGATCGAGATTAAAAGACGAAAAAGCAGATATTTCAAAAAACATCGCAACTAATATAAACAATATGATTATTGATAAGGTTGGGATGAAATTAACAATATATAATGTTTTTGAAGTTATCTGTAACGACATTGACAACTTTTTTCAACAATTACGTGTGGTTTCCAAAGATGCTGAAGATAGACATCATGTAATTCATAAGGATATTATTCTTGGTAGTCAATATAAAGATACTGAAGAAAAAATTTATGCGTTTCCATTATTTGTTGACCAAGCAAGAGTTGTTTGTGGTGGAACAAAAGAAGAAAGAATCGCACCAATTGCATTAAGTCAAAGAACAGAACCTGACCCATTTCCAGAAATTCAATTTGTTAATGCTTTTATTCAAACATTCTTTTCTCAAAGAAATAAAGGAATGTTATATAATATGAGACTTGGGGAAAATGATGATGGAACAAGTAAATGGTTGCCATTATCACCATTTGATTCAAAACTTGGAACTGATGATCCAAGAAGTCCATATTATGATACAATTCCAGTTGGTGATGCGGTCAACATATCATCAGATAACATGTTAAAACAAATTTTAGATATTGTTTTAAAAAGATATTACATCATATCTCAAAGTTCAATTTCTAATAGTTTTTATGGTGATAATAATAAGTCAAATAATGCCTATATTCAATTATATGCCAGTTCTGAAGCAGCGAATTTAGCAACTGCCGTTAACACATCTAAGGTAATTAGTGATAACGTGAAGGACTTTGCGGATGATTATGGTCTAAAAAGGAATATTAGTGAATTTTACACATATTTAGAAAAAAATAATCAAACATTATATAATTTTAATGATGTAACATATTTCGAAATAGCAGATGATGCGTATGCATATGCCGATAAACTAAACGCTAATTATGAGGGTGTTAGAATATATGATGGTATGATTGAAAAACAAGTTCTTGGTGGCACACCAGACAAACCAATCGATAAATTTAAAAAAGTAGCAAGCAGAGGTTGGTTTTCGAAAATATTTGCGGGTAAACTTCCTGAAGAATATTATGATTTTACAATGGAAAATGTGATGTATATTTTTGATGGAACTGATAAGAAAACCGAAGAAAATGCTGGTGTAAATTTATATACCAGATTTATAACAACGCCAAGTTATTTTAATTATCCGATGCGAAGTAATGAACGAGAAAATGCACTACAAAATGGAAACAATGCATTTAGTAGTCTTGGTAATACTGATTCACGAAAATTAAAAACATTGGAAAATATTGTTGATTTATGGATTGATCAATTATCTGATTTTGATGAAGATATATATAGCGAAATAATATCAGCACCATCTAAATTAGGAGCATTAGTGTTTCTTTCAAATTTTGGCTATACTTTATCTTGTTTTAACAAATATCCAAATGATTTAAATGATCTATTGTTTAACATACCAGCAGCACTTCAAGTTCCTAACTTTTTACCGCTATATATTGGAGCAATTGTCGATGCCAATGAATCAGGATGGAAAACAGATATCATTAATTTCTTTAGTGGTGGTACTGGCGAAAAATTTCGAAACAAAGGTCGTTTAATTTTTGCTGATCTTCATGATATGGATAAATATCTTTCTGAAAATGATAAAACAACTTTTAGAGATCACTTTCTCAGATATTATAGCAATGGTAGCAGTTCTGGTGATTACTACAAGTATTTACAGGACATTCAAAATATGTATGAAGCAGTCAATGTTAGGGGTGAGAAATATAAAGAAATTTTAGACCCAAATAAAGATGGTGGTTATTATAGTAAAGTTATTTATCCGTTAATTCAAAGAACCGGACTCATAATATTTAGTCAGAAAACATTTGAAATGAAAGAAACATATGAACCTGACTATACTCCCCTTAAAGAATTAAAAGATTCAACAGTTAGAAGAATCAGAGATGTAAACGAACTATTTTTTAAAACATTTTTAAAGGAACTTGGCAGTCAAATTGATATAAAGGAAAAAGAAATTATTAAACAGGAAGAAGAAGACACTAAATTAAAAAGTGATGAAGATATTATAACACAAACATATTATTCATTTAAGAACATAAATGATAAGTGGCTGGCAAGTCCAACAAGTTTTGATGTTAAGGGATATCCCTTCAATACTGGTAATAAAAGATTAATAGATTCATTTGCATTCGTAGATAGAGCAATGAATCCTATTGGCGATAGTGTTATAAATGTTGAAACATTAATTGAATTAGTTGATGATCCAAATGTTAGCGTATTTACAGCATTATCACAATTATTATCATTAAATGGTTTTGAATTTTTCCCACTCCAAAATTTCATGTCATATACAAATGAAGATTGGGAAAATTGTTTTAAAATTGATACAAATGATAAATGGGAACAGCAACCAGCATTTGTTTGTATGTATATTGGTGGAACATCAAGTTATCCAACAAATACCGGAAACGGTTTTTCTGATGATGGAATAGTTGATTTAGAAAATTATAATGGTGGCGATTTTGCAACAGACGAATGTACACCAAATCCCGAAGACGATAAACAGGTAATAGGTAATCCAACTTTTCCATACAGAGAAGTTAGAGCATTCAAAGTTAGATTTGGTGAACAAAATCAATCAATGTTTACTGGTATTAAGATTGATAGTAAAGAATATCCAGAAACAAATGAATCAATACAAATATTATCAAGATTGGCTGGTGATAACAAAAACGATGCGCCCATACCTAAAGGACAGAATTTATATAATCTTTATGAAAACAGGTCATATAAAGCAACAGTTACTGCAATGGGAAATGCAATGATTCAACCAACACATTATTTTCAATTAGAAAATGTGCCAATGTTTAATGGTGCATATATAATATTAAGTGTTGAACATGATATTAGTGCGAATAAAATGATGACAACATTTTCCGGTACAAAAATATTAAGATATCCGATACCAAGAGTAACACAACCATTTGCATTTTTAGGATTTGAGGGCGGTGACTCAGAAGGTGCTGATAATTTATCACCCGGTGAACTTGCTCAAAGGGCAGGTGCTTATGATCCATCAAAAATTATTGATTCGGAACAACAAGCACAATTTAATTCTATGTATAAATTTAAAATTGACGAAAGATGGCAGAATCAATAGTATTAACCGAAAAGGGTAAAGAATTTATCAGATCAAAATGTTCTGGTTCGGGTAATTCATTACTTTATGGAAAAAGTGCGTATAAGGAAAAAGATACTAAATCAAAATATTATAATCCTGACGGTGTATTACCATTTTGTGATCCACCAACCTCACCAACCAAAATGTGGTTGGCTTCTCCAAAATATGGGAGTAAAACAATAACAACAAATAGTGAATTTGGTGAAGCATTAATTCAATGGTATGATAAATATGCAAAACTTTATTTTTTAGATGCAAATGTGCTTGCTGCACAGGCATTTCAAGAATCGGGTTATAAAGCATGGAACTATCCTTTATCAAGTACAGCATCTGGTCTTTGTCAGTTCCTAAATGACTCTGTTTTTGATTGGGTTATTGATAAAAGTAAATATACCAGTGTTACGCCAAAATTTACTGATGATGAAATTGCAAAAATAACAAAAAATATTGTTGGTAATAAAACTAATTTTAAAGAAACATATAGTGTTGGAAGTTTACAGGGTAAACAAAACAGACCAATATTATTTCAGAACATTATTGATAATCCAGAAATAATGATAAAAGCACAATGTCGTTATATGAGGTATATCGCAAATAGATGTGATTCACTTACAAGTAGTGTTTTATTTGGATATAGCAGAGGACCGGGAAATGCAACTAAATCATATGCCGAATCAATTGCTAAAGCAAAAGTTTATACAACTAAAGGTGATTATCATGAGGAAGGTGTTGATTACGTATATAAAATATTCAAACTATTATACAATAATTTTGGTTATGGTTTTCTTGAAATGGCTGAGACACCAGACCCTAAATTCGATAAGTTTATAGTATCAATAGGTTAAAGCAATTCTTTTTTCAATTCATATAAACTAAGGATGTCATCATCCACTTTTTTTGGATCAAACATCATTTCTTTTATCTTTTGAATTGCTTTTGATATATTATCTTTTACCGCACCCTTATTTAAACCTTCCAATATGGAAAGGTTTTCATTTTTAATTTCTTCAAGCAATGTTTCTTTTTCCTGAAGATTTGATTTGATTAATGTTTGCAATAACGATCTATCGTCTTCGCTTAATGATTCGTATTTTTCATTGAATTTATCAACGGCAATTTTAATAACATCTTCATTTATCATTTTTGAATCGGTATGATCAATAGTTGCTTTTGATTTTTTTATGTGAGACAATACAACTTCAAATGACTCATGAATATTATCAACATCAACATTATCATAATTACTTAACGATTCTTTAATCAAATTATCAATTGCTACATATAACCTAATCCTATATTCATCAACATGAACATCTTCAGTAAGAAAACTTTTTAGTTTTCCATGTTCTCTTTCAATTTCATTAAGGGTATAAACCTCAAACAATTTTATGTTATTATCAATATAGCGGGTTGCTGCTAAATCGTTTTCAATATGCTTTGTTTCCAAATTATTGAATACTTTAAATTCCAATTGTAAAATCGGTGAATCTTTTACAACCTTAAAAAAGTCATCTGTAATTTGTTTCGATTCTTCAATTAAAGAATTACTAAAATAAGCATCCTTTAACTTGTTAGAAACCACCAAATTAACAATTCCTATATTGATGTTTTTCATATTGCTTGACTTGATTTATAATAAATACTGTAATTACTTATAAATGTTTCACTAATCTTAAAACTAAATTAATCAATTACTTCAACACCCTCAATATCCTCAAGATTTATATCATCAATCTCTTTTGTATTTTGCTCAGTGTTAAAACTTTTAGTATTACTCAACAATTTATCAATCTCATTAATCATTGCAGTCGCCCTATCATTTAATTCTTTATTGATAGATTCATTTTCTTTAATAACCTGTTTTTGTTTATTATCTTTTTTACGTTCAGGTTCTTGTGTGCTGCCAAAAACTAATTTTTCAATTTGCCTGTCATATTCTTCATCGGTCAATCTACGCATTTCTGCTAACGGTGGTAATTCACCACCGCCACCACCTGCTGGGGGCATTGCACCACCACCGCCTACTGGTGGCATTCCACCGCCTCCTGCTGGGGGCATACCTCCACCTGCGGGTGGCATTCCACCACCTGCTGGGGGCATACCTGCTTCACCACCTGCTGGGGGCATACCTGCTCCGGTTGCACCACTGGCTGGTACACCAATTTCTGGTTCGCCAAAACGTTTATCAATATCAGCAAACAATCCAGATTTCTTAATTGAAACTGGTGCATCAGCAAGTTCTTGCATAACAACTTTCTCCATTTTCTGTTGTTTCAAGTCTTCAACAATTTCTCTGTCACTCATGTTCCATATCTTACGTTTTGCGTTAGTATGTGACATTGCAGCAATACCTGCTTCAGCACGTGTTAGTTCAGTATATGTCTGTGCTTTTTCACGCATCAATTCTGCTTTCAATTGTTCTTGCTGTGTTGATGGATTTGTAAGCAATAATGTAAAGTTATTTAAATCCTCACCAGTATAACCCAATAAATATAAATGGATCATTGCCATTTTATTGAGTTCCTGAATCATTGCTTGTTGAATACGATTGATCTTTTTTGAAAAACGAATATCATATTGTGCCATTGATTTACCAGCACCAGCAGCATCCTGAAAACTCAAAAATGGTTTTGGTATGCCAAGTCCTGTAAATAAATTATCACGAAGGTATTCAATATCCTGAATTTGATCAAGATTTGACGCACCCGGTAATGTTTCGATACCTGTCTGTGTATTTGCATTTCTTACTGGTAAGAAATAATCCTCATCATTACCAAGTATGTTGAAACGATAGTCGATCTGACCGTCATTTGGTGCTACCTGTGCAATTTTCTTGAACTTGGTTGCAACTCTGTATATGTATTCTTCAATATCCTCTTCATCAATATTTCCAACATCAATTTTAAACACTTTCTTTTCACCAGCACGTATAATACGATAGGTAAGCATAGCATCTTCAGCCATAACTAACTGCCTGAAAACTCTACGTACTTTATTAAGTACAGATGAACCATATGGTAGATACTTATCATCACCAAGAAGCCTGAAATGTGCAAGTTCAAACGTGTTAAACTCGTCACCAGTCATTCTTTCTTTAAATCTAACGGTTGGCTTACCATTTTGTATTCTCTCAAAACGTTCAATCTCATAGTTAACCAATTGTTTTACATGTGAAATACCTTTTTTACGTTCACCATAAAACAAAACAAAATTATCACCATATTTACAAACGTTTCTTACCCAGAATGGTAAGTTTACGTTAACGTTTACAATATCATAGAAAAATTCTTCAAGTAAATATTTAATTCTCTCCTTATTGGAGTAAATATTTAACATTTTACCGTTTATGTCAATTGTTGTTGCTTCTTCCATGAATAAATCCAAAGCACTTGAAATGATTGGATAATATTCCATACCTTCATAATCAATGTATGCCGGAAGTCTGGCTGCTTCATACTGAAGTGCTTTTTGAAAACCTCTATCGGTTGTCCTAAAAAATTTATTTTGAAGTTCACGTTTTTGCTGTAACTCCAATCCCTTTCTTTGTATTTCTTCAGGACTATTACCTTTAATAATAATCTTAGGTTGCTCCTTTGCTGGGGTACTTTGTGATATTGATGGTTGTGCATCTTGAAATCCAAAACCATCAAGATTTAACATCTTATTTAGTTGTTGATATATAGTACCTTTATTTTCGTTTTCAGCCATTTTTATAATTTTTTATATTTTTTTATAAATACTTTGATTTTTCGGAAAAGTCGTATAAATATAAATACAATTTAATTTTTGTTTTTCTTAATCAATCCATTAAATAACCAAGCATTTGATATATATGGATTCAATGGTGATACGCTATTGGGTGAAATCATTGGTTTATTTTTCACACCCTTATTTTTTTCAATTGTTTTTATATCATTAACCGTAATGATGGCGTTAAGCATTTTTTCGGTGATTCCCTTATTCTGTTTATATCTCGCCATATCAAAATTCAAAACGTATAGTCCAAGCGATAAACTCATTATTGAATCATCATGGAATGAACGCTTATGATCAGCAACACGGTTTCCGGGAACAGTAACAAATGTCTTTAATTCATTCAATAGTCTAATTGAACGAATAATAACATCTTCCATGTGTATTGCTCTTTGCATTTCAAGAAGAACCGATGGTCTATTATTACCAATAAAAAATCCCGGAATTAGATCAACATTTAATGTTGCACCATCCGGCATTACTTTTTGACCCTTTTTAATGTATCCCTGTAACCTGTCTCTTGATGGTTTATGTGTTACTTCAGCATAATGAATATGTTCATCACCATATCCAAATTCCAAAAGTTTTTCAACAGTTTGTACACCATAACCACCAGTTATATCAACAACACAATATGCATTATTATATCTTCTGCCAAATTGATATGCTATTTCTGAAAGTACCTGTGGAACAACTTTACCATAATATTCAGCAACCTGTTCAATTTTATGCCTTTTTATTTTAACTTTTTTTATTTTATCGCCCTTAGTAATAATTTTTTCTTCGATTATTTCACTTACTTTTAGCATGTTCATCGTTGAATTATCTTCACCATGTCCCGGTGATGCGTCAAGTGCCATAATATACGTTTCACCCGGAAGTGGGTCTTCCCATATCCATAAATTCAAATCCATATATTCCTGACGAATCGGTGTCTTAACTTCATTATCATCAATTCTTTTTAAATATTCTTCAGCAATAAAGTTATCACCAGAACCTAAGAAAGAACATAAAAGTTCCTGTGCAATCTTACGCATATCACCATTAGCATTGCGAACCTGCTCTTCAAACCAAGGTGAATTTGCTTCCCATCCATCATCCATCATCTGAATTCTTTTCTTAATGTCCCAACTTTCATCAATCAAACGAATTTCGTTTTCTTTACCCTTGTTTTTTAACCATACTAAATCAACATTATATCTTGGATCATTATACCACCAAAGTTCAACCGCCTTAAAGTTATTCTCACCTGCTCTCGCACCCATGAATGTTTTATAGAAAACAGCATCAAGACCAGAAGGTGTTGAAACCATAATTGCAGCACCACCAGTTTGTAATGTTGGCAATGCTGATGTCCAGAATTTATCACCCTTTTCTGTCCATGCAGTTTCATCCCAGAATAATAAAGTTGGTGTCATACCACGAAGACCTTTAGATGAGAATGCACCTAACTTTGAACCGTTATCGTAAATTTTTAATTTTTGTGTGTCCTTTAAGAACTTTTCACTTGCTCTACCAGTCTTTGGTTTCAACCACTCAGGGCAACCATCAATAAAGTCAACAACATCACTCATGATTTCATCACGTGCTGTTTCCAATTTATCAGCAACAATAGCAACCTGTCTGTTATTATTAAACATAACGTACCATGCGATATATGCACAAGTTGTTGTTGAAATACCAGCCTGACGATATTTGTTAGCAACAACAAATCTTTCCTTCAAATATGTTTCAATCAAATCTTTTTGCATTGGGAATAATTTGAATGAAACTAACATTCCACCCTTACCCTTTGTCTGGTCGAAAATCGTTAAATATGTTTCAATAAAATAAATTGTATTTGTAGCACAACGAATTATCTCATCTTCCTGTTCACTAAGCGTTAATTCACTTGCTTTTTTTACCTGACCACTTTTGGTTAAAATAATAGGTTCAATCTTATCTGATTTCTTCCTAAGTTCAGCAGCCAACCTTCTGATTTCCTCTTTTTCTCTTTCTTTTTGGATATCAAATGGAACTACGGGAATATGTTCAGGAGCATCATCCTTTTCTTCAAATTCGTCATCTTTTGGCTTAATACTCATTTATAATATTTTATGATAAATACTATCGCCCATAAAAATGCAAAATGCGATATGTTTCTCGACACACCGCATTTCGATTTCCTTCTTCCAAATGGTAAGATGAACTCGTAATATAAATACTTAAAATCTCAGAGAAGATACTTCAATAAACTCATTATTTTTTAAAACGATTTTTCTTGTGTTAAGCATGTCTTTAATTCTTCCTAAAGTCATACCATAATGAAAAACCAATAATGGAACATCATCATCTTCATTTTCTTTCCCAAACATTTGATCGTATCCAATAGCACCACCACCATCTTCAAGTTGTTTTGGAATTTCATATGCTAATGCATGTATTGTATGATAACCATGCATATACTCTCTGTCAACTGCTTCGTGAAGACAAAATAGATCAAATGAATTTGTTTTTAAATTAAAAATAGCATTAATATATTCTTCTGTTGGTGGCTGTGCATTATCGCATGCTGGCACAATATCCCAACACCAACCCTCAATATCAATATTAGTCTTATTGTATGAAAAAATGAACTCATACAATCCTTCGCCTTTCGAATTATAACCAATTTTTAAGACGTATATTAATTGTAATTTGTTATCGTCATTATCCATCATACGATTTTTTTATAAATACTTATAAAATACAATTAAAAATGCTATTACCTTGGCATTATAATTCCATAATTATTTTGAATCACTGCATCAACAAAGCCTAATGCGAGATTGTGACCTCTAAAAATAAATTCAAAATATTTTTTATTTATGTGTGATAAAATTTGTGAAATTATTGATAGGAAGATTAACACAAAAAACAATATTTCAAAACGAAAGAAAATAACACTCAATGCAAGTAAGCACCAAGCCGTTATCTTCCAAACAATCATTTTGCTGAAAGCAACATGAAGATCAAGTTCGTTTTCCTCAATCAACAGTCTTCGATATTCAAAATCTAATCCTGCCTCAGAAAGTCTTAGCATTTCTGCATTATTTCTCTTCCTTCCTCTGAAGAATTTAATGCTCTGATATTCTCTAATATTCTTTTTCATATACAATAATACGGAAAATATATGAAAATATTGCAAAAAAACCGAACTTTTTTTGAGTTCGGTTTTTTTTTAACGAAAATATCGTTTAAATTACATTTTTATTGCGGGTATGTAAACAAGAACACCATTCTGTACTGTTACTTTACCTAAACCATCTGGGTCATTTGCTGCTTGTTGTGCAATATCCATTGCGTTTTCAGGTGTTGCAGCCGAAATATATTTACCAAGACCAGCATTAAACATTATTTCAGCACTATATGCTTTAGTTAGTGCATTTTTTACACTTTCCGGGTTTGACTGAATGGCTGCTTTCAATTCTCTTTGTTTCTTAAATTTACCTTCAATTGATTGATTAAATGCATTCACTCCTTTACCAACCACATCACCTAACCCCTCATTAACCCTTTTTTTGAGTACAACAGATTCGTAAAGTTTCAACTGTTGATCAATTACAGTATCAAGTTTTTTCAACTTTGGTGACTTTTTGCTTTCATTAAGACTTTGTTTTCTCACACCAGTTCTAACTTCAAGACGTTCACGAATATATTTTCTGAGTTTCTTTTCACCTTCACTCATTTCAATTCTAACAGTCTTGTCAGGCGTAACTTCAATTTCAACACCAGCACCAATTGGTTTATTAATTGCTGCACCAAGATTAGCAGCATCAGGGGCAAATCCATTAAATTCTTCACCACCGGGTAAATGTTCTGCTCTTTCTTCTTCAGGTGTTTCACCCTTTTCGTGTTCATCATGTTCCTTATCATCCATTTCGGGTTCATCATCTTCTCTAAGCATATTTGGTTGAACTTCAACATTACCCGGATCAACGACACCTTCAGCAGCATATCTTAACTGATCACCACTGAGATTAACATTTCCTGCTGTTGATTTAGCGGTTTTACCTAATCTCCATGCATCTGCTGCAGCACCTGTAAGTTGCTGACCTGATTTACCAATGGCTTCAGGAGATGTTATTTGTTGTGATATTTTATCCATAATTGCCTGAACCGGAACTGGAGTCTGACCTGCTTTTTTCGCCTTTTCGTTTGCAGCATTAATTTGTTTTCCAAGATCAGCAGCAATAGCACCAAGTTTATTAAATGCTGGGTTTACGCCCATACCATGATATGCTTGTTTTACGCCAGTTGCAGCCTGTTTTGCAGCAGCACCAATTTCACGTCCTGCCTGTTTAACACCACCCCAAATATCTTTCCATGCTTCTGCAAGTTGCTGTTCTTTTTCTTCTGGATTTACTGAATTAACATATGGTGTTAATTTTTCGGCATAATCATCATGACCGTAATCACCCTTTAATTTTTCAACCATTTCAGGTGTTACAAGTAATGCAACAACTTTAAAGTCGCCATCATTCTGACCGTCATTATGAGCATTAGCATAACCACTAACCAAGTTCGTCATTTCTTCTTCACCACATTCCATGAGAGATTCTTTTGTATAACCCCTTGATTCAGCATATTTACCAAAACTACCACATTCTGCACACATTTCTTCTGCAACAGGTTCTTCTTCTGGTGTAGCCGTTGGTACAACGCCACTTTCTTCGTCATCTTGAGGTACACTTGAACCTAAATCTTCAATATCTTCATCTGGAACAACCTTTAAAATTAAATCTGCAAGGTCTTTTCTTTCATCAATTTCAAGACCATCCATTTTATCTTTAAATGCTTTAAGGTATGATTGAATATAACCCTTCACAAGTGATGGTTCTAATTCAGTACCCCTTATTTTTTGTGTTAATTTTCCGAGATTTTTCTCGATTTCTTTTATTGTTAAACTTTTTTCATCTTCAGGAGCAAGTTCTTCGCCACCTTCAGGTGCTTCTTCACCACCCTCTGGTGTTTCCTCACCTTCGCCACCTTCAGGAGCAGGTACTTCTTCACCTTCACCGCCTTCAGGTTCTGGCATTTCTGCTGGTACATCTTCACCACCCTCTTCGCCACCCTCTGGTGCTGGCATTTCCTCACCGCCTTCAGGTTCTGGCATTTCAGCAGGTGCTTCTTCGCCACCCTCTGGTGCTGGCATTTCTGCTGGCATTTCATCGCCACCCATTGGTGCTGGTTCTGCAGGTGCTTGTTCAGCATCAGCAGCAGCATCTAATCCTGCTGCCATTTCTTCAGAGGCTTTAATTTCTTCGGCTGCTTTGTCTTCATTTATTTTTGACTTTTTACTTCCGTTCTTATCGGCTTTCAAAGAAACTGCTTCATTAATTGTATGAAGCATCATATTTCTTTGCTTTTCTGCTTCCGCTAATGATTTATACTGAAAATTGGTAATATTTGCCAATCCACCAATATAAGCAAAATCAGATGCATCAGGGTCTTTTTTCAAACCACCCTTTTTAACGAAGTAATGATGCTGTTCTTTAATTATGCCATAAGAAACACCATCTGCTGCTCTCTTATAATCAATTAACGTACCTAAGTTACGTGTCTTTAATTCCTTTACAGAGGTTCTATCAACTTCTGCTAATTGTTTTAGTCTTTGGTAAAAAGCCTCTTTTGAAGTACTATTTTTCATTTTTATATTTTTAAATGCTTATTATTATTATTTTACACTTTTTTATAAATACTTAATTGAGAACAAAAAAGTAAATTTCTTACATTATTTTATAGTTATCGTCAATGATCTTATGTTTTAACAACATTTCATAAACCTTGGGTGTTATCAGGTTTTTCCTTCTATAGTTATCAATAACAGATTGATTTACTTTCTTATGTGATATATTTTCATTCAATAAAGTCACATTTTTCTGTAAATCCTCATTAATTGAATTAAAAACCTTTTCGGCTTTTTTTGTTTCAACATATTCGTTCAACTGTTTTTTAGTAAGAATAAATCTTCTCATATTAATAATCTATAAATTCTTTAAGACTTAGTTCTTGTGTTAAATAATCGTTTTTGATACCAACCATTTTTTCAAGATAACCAGTATTTCTTAATACTTTAAATACAAGATTCTCAACAGAAAATTCACCGGATTTATCCAAACCAGTTTGCCTGTATTTTTTTATTTTGTTTTTTATTACTTCATATCTTTTAACAAAATCCTTTTCATCATAATCAGTTTCCAAATCATCAATAGCATTCATGAAATCAGCAGATTTTAACTGCACATCAGCAGTATCAATATTGACAATTTTCTTTGTTGGTTTATTAATCCAATCATTTTTAAATAAAGAATATGTTCCAGATGCAGTATGTGGTTCAGCACTATCCTGAAAATACATTTCAACATCATGACCCTTCACCTGAATCGGAAGTTTGTCATTCCAGAGTGTCTTTTTCAATTTAAAAAAGTCACCCACAAATTCTTTATTTTCAGAAACCTGACTGAAATCAAGAATCACATGAACATCCAGATCAGAATTTTCGTTGTAATTAAAATTTGCCATACTGCCAGTAAGCATAATATCATCAAATTTCAAACCTTCAATGTCCGAAAATTCAATAAATCTTTTGGCATTCATCAATAACGTTTTTCTCACATCTGGTTTCATTGTCTCATCATCCCATATTAAGGGACATAACGTATCATGCATTTGTATTGATGATACATCAACGGCATCCGGTTCAACAACTTCTTTTAACGTATCGGAAATATTATGTTTTCTCCAATACTTGCCAGACCAAAAACGTGGATTTTTTTTATTTTTAACTTCTTCAACCATTATCCTCTAAAATTTTGAAATATAACATCATTCTCCATGTCTACTGGTTGTCCTTTTGGAACTGAAGTAGGAACTACACGACTCATATCATATCCAAACCAACGACCAGACAAACCTTTTAACCATTCCTTTGCTTCTTCCTCAGTATCATACTCCATTGCGTTTGTTGACCAAACATTTTCACGAGTCCCGGTTACTTCAGCACGATATTTAACAGGAGCACCTTGTGTTTCTAACGGTATTTCTTCATTAAGTTGTTTTGCCATATTTTTTCCAAGCGGGTCTGGCGTACCATATGCCTCATTTTCAATACCCTTTTTAAATCTTTTTGCTAACGCCTTACGTGCTGGTGTACAGGTTGCTTTCGTCATTGGTGTGCAATAACCTTTATGTTTGGGATTTACGGCATTTTGAATCCATTTATCCTCTTCTTCTTTAAGCATTTCCTTTACAGGTTTATCCACTCTCATTTTGAAATCAGGATTTAATTTTGCCATATTTTCAAATAAAAGTTTTCTGCTATTAATTGTTTTTTTCATGCTACTATATTTTATATAAATACTTTAATGGTATAATAGAAATGTTCTTTGAACATCTTTTCTTTGTGCAGCAATATCACCCTGACCTTTAGGTAGTACAATAACATTATATTTACTTTCATTGCCTTCAGGTATTTTTAATAAATCATCGTACATTATTAACGTATCAATGTCAACATTAAACTTATCAGATATTCTTTGTTTTAATGTATTAATACTATTTTCATCCTTGGGTATTAATTTGCCACCAAAATCAGTTACCAAATGTGCTCTATCCCTAACAAATAAATCCTTAAATATGTCAGATGATACAATTTCAGATGTTTTTGCTGTGGCTAAATTAACCTTACTTTTTTCCTTTTCAGCAGCATCAACGGAAAAATTCAATATAACGTTTGGGTCATTAAGATTATAAATATCACCTATTTTTGTATGTGCATATGAACCAAAATTATAACCTTCGTTCTTTAATTCCTTTGTTATTTTTGTTGCAATTTCAAAATATTTTTTTGAAAAGAAATCACCCGCATCGTTCCATCTAAAAAATAATTTTTTGCCCTTATTTTTCATTGCCAATAATTCTATCTCAGTTTTCAATATCTTTTCAAAATCATCTGGATAATTAAGCAATAAATTTAAAATCCTTGTTTGTTTTGTAAAAATTGCAGACATTAAAACATATCTGCCACGTCTTGCATAACACACACGTGCACATGCACCAGCACCGGGACATGTATTAATAATATAAAATTCTTTATGCTCAATATCATATACCAATCCACGTAATGCTGGAATACCAATATTAAAAGTTATTGAATTATCCGTCCCAGATTTTCCCATTTTTTCATTCTGACTGATTATCTGTGGTGGATATGCTGTAATATTTTTAATAAATGTATCGACATCAATTTCACCTTTTTCATCAAATGGAATGGCTTTATTATGAACCAATAAAGCAGATTTGGTTCTTTCACTTGACGGTAATTCTTGATTAGCAAGAACTTTATTAAAATACTCTTTTAATGCATCAATACTAATACATTCTTTTGAAACATCACTAAAAGCACCTTCCCAATCAATTTCATTTAATGACATTCCCGCAACTCTTTCCATCATTTCAAAAAGTCGTTTCCTTGTATCCTTAATCATAACTAAATCATTTTTCATAAATACTTCAATATATTCAAATACAATTAGTATTTATAATAAATTCTCACACGAAATGAATTTAGAATGCTTAAACGATATCATAACCGATAACTTGGCAATACACATTGATTTAACTAATATTAAATCATGGGTTGATTGGAACACAGGACTAACCGCATTCAGTTTAACTAAATGGAATGGTACAATTACCGATGATATTGATCTGTTGGATTTTGGTTTAACCGGATTCGATAATGGAAGAACAAACGTAATGTGGAGTGGTGAAACACTAACATCATTGGATACATTATTTTCAATGCGCAGAATTGGTTATAACATTATTCATAAACCAACAATATATGAAACAAGCGGTGTTACTGCAACAACCGAATATGACATATATCCAATGAGTGCAACATCTGCAACTGGTGGAAGTCTTAATTATTTTGATCTAACTGGCGGATATTTACAAGGATTTTTTAAATTAAAAGACTATAATTATGAACTATTACCAGCCAGATATAATGACGGTATAACTATCGAAACTTTATTATATTTGTACCCGGAATCACAAGGAATTTTTCTCATGATGGGTGCTCGTGCAGAAGACAAATATAATCCATATTTTTCTGGTGAGACAATTACTGGTACAACAAGTGGCGTAACAACAAGTTTAGATAATTATTTGGACGCAATTCTCGAAAAAGAAAAAATAAAAACAAGTTTCCCATCATTTGAGGATAGAACATATACAACATACTATGAAATGCCACCGCTTGATAATATAAAAAACAATGCGATTGCATTTGAATTGACGGAAGATAAGAAATTAGGCATTAAATACATCAATAATGATGGTTTAATTGTTAGCCAGACATCATCTGCTTCAATAACAACAACCGGATTTACATGGATTGCATTATCATTCACACCCAACGGTAGAATTGATGATCCCGATTTATTGGAATGCGCAGCACAAAGAACAGGCAAATTAGTTGTTTATGTTAATGGTCGTGCAAAATGGATAATAAAAGAATTCCCGGAATTTTATTTCAAAGGATTTAATAACGACAAAGAAAAACAATTAGGTGTACCATATTCAATTAGTTGGGGTGGTGGTTCTTTTGGTTTAAAACATTCATGGCATTACGATTACCAAAAATATATATTATACTCAGGTCAAGACACAACATTTATTGATGATAACTTTTTTGTTGAAGCCGATCCTCTTCCAAATGAATGCTACACACCGCCAACCGGAGATACATATTTAAGTGGTTTATCATTAAGTGCCGATAGCAGCACATTTTACGTATTAGACCCATGTGATCCAACGATTCAACATCCAATAACAGTAATGCGTATCGAAAATACTGGTACAACAGCAACAACATATTTCATTAAATTCAATCATCCGGTTTCTGTTCTTTCAAACAGAGATTATACGGTAGACCTATTATTATTTAATGATGGATTCTTTAATATTTTTGCTGAGAATAAAGTTTCAATACTGGTTTACAGCAATACCGTTGATATTGAAATAATAGATAGTGTTGAATATGTTGATGGCGAACATTTGTGGAAACCATTGAAATGCGTATTCAGAACAACTGATAATAGTGGTCAACATTTTGTAAATATCGGAATACTAATTGAATCATCAGAAGAATTTAATTTGGACACACCATTATTTGTCAGAGATTTCACATATACAGCAGCAGACATTTTAGTACAAGACGAAAGAAAAAACAACCTAACAATAGAGCAAAATTTTAATGAATCATTTATTGGTGGAATTCAAAAATTAAGAATTTACACCAAAGCATTTACATCAACAGAGATAATTCATAACATTTTAATGGAAATTGAAAAAAATCCCGGATTAAATCTTATTGTAAGTAAAGGCGGTAGAGTTATTTATGGTTAGGTATGAGCAGATTATCAGAAATTTATGAAGGTTGGAAAAACTATGCTTTTCCAAATATACAAGTTGAAGAAATTGCTAAAAAAAGAATAGCGATTTGTGTTGTGTGTGATAAATTAAAAAAGAATAATTCATGTGCTTTGTGTGGCTGTTATATGCCAGCAAAGGTCAGAAGTTTAAAATCTCATTGCAGAATAAAAAAATGGTGATTAACAGTATGGCGATTTAGATAATCCCATAAATTTTCTATCGTTACGTTCAACAGGTAATGTATTGTTAGTTATATAATCCTTACAATATTCCATTTTAAATAACGTTTTAATATTATATGGTGCGTTATTGAACGCAGTGAATTCGATTTGTTCACCATCTATTGTCCATAAAGTAACTTCAATATTGTCCCAATTAAACGAAGTAAAATACGCTTCACCTTCTTCTGGTCTATCGCTATCTGTTGTGCCACCAAGTCTGGCGGGTGTGTGATATCCACCCTTACTTATTTCAATTCTTTCCGAATCAAAAATTAATCTTAATTTAACTGGTTCTTTTGCTTGGTCGTATAGATAATCGATATCAAGATAATAATCTAATGTAATGTGTGACGCATCCTCAAAATCTTCTTCCCAATCACCACCAACTCTGGCATCAGTTACATTGATCTTTATTTTATTATTTCTTGCGGTTTTTTTATAATCACCAATACTAAGAAGTGAATCACAAATAAATTGTTTTTGAAAATCTTCATTTCCCAAAAGATTAAACCCAACAATTTCTTCGTTAATTATTCTAATAAATTGTTTCTTATTCACTTTAAACTTTTTTAATAAATACTTCCCATAATAATAAAAATTTCTGATCACATGTGAGTATTGTCAGTATTTATGTATTGAAAAGTCATTGCTTAATCAACAGAATTAAGTTAGGTCTGATGAAATCAGGAATGATTTTTAAAATTTAATGCCACATCGCCCGTCAGGGGTTAGGTAAAATTTTAAGACTTGACTTTTATGATGATTGCACCCTTAGTGATGAGGGTGCAATTTTTTTAATGACGAAATAGTATTTATTATAAATCAGTTGCCATGAAAAAAGAAAATAAAAGAATGCTTTTTGAAATGATGGAAAAAGTAAATCCAGATTTTGAACAACCTAAAGAAGATTTACCAGAACAACAAACAACGATTGCAACTACCACAACAGGAAACGCTCAATATGGTGACCCCACATATAAAATGATTGCACCAACATTAAAACAGGTAAATGCACCCGAAGAATTTGCTCCGGCATTCAGAGGTTGGTTTCAATATTTAGGATATTCACCACAAGCAAACAACATTAATATCGCAAGAGTTAGATCAGATGTTGAAAAAATAATGAAAGAATTAGGATATAAATAAAAAAATTTTTCAAAAAAGTTTGTATTTATAATTTTAAGTGCTATATTTGCACAAATTAGTTTTAATTTTAGACATGAGAAATTTAAGAAACATACAACCCCAACCGCAACAGCATCCACAAAATGTTGAATGGGGAAGTTACGCTTAAATTTCTGAGGGAAATTTTTAGGTTAGACATGACCCCATTCTGAAAAGAGTGGGGTTTTTTTGTTCTTTGAAAATTCTGGGTGTTCCGCAGATGGCTATACGGGCGTGCCTTGGAAGCACGTGTTCACTGGTTCGAATCCAGTTACCCAGACAATACGGTGAGCGTAGTTCAGTTGGCAGAACACCAGATTGTGGTTCTGGTTGTCGCTGGTTCGAATCCAGTCGCTCACCCAAATATCACTTAAAAGTGTGATAAATTAAAATATCACGTTTTTTAGCGATAATTTGAAAATATCGTATGTAGAGTGCATAATTAGTATTTATGCATTAAAAAGGCGATAAACGTTCTTTGATATTTTAAATAAAAATAGGATTTGGAAATTTTTCAAATCTTCTTTTGTATGTTTCAACTATTTATTTACATGAAATATACAAAAATAGTAAAACGTTGTCCCATTTGTGAAAAAGAATTTGAAACGAAATTGGGACACCCTAAAGAAAAAACTGTTTGTTCACATTCTTGTGCAAACACTTATTTTCGGTCAGGGTCATCAAATCCTAATTATAAAAATGATGATGAATTAACTGGTATTGTGAAGTATGTTAGAATTTGTTTTCGATATCACCCTAAAAAGTGTGTTTGTTGCGATGAAACAAATATTGTGGAAGTGCATCATTACGATAACAATAAAGAAAATAATGTACCCGAAAACTTAATACCATTATGTCCAACACATCATCAATATTGGCATAGTAAATTTAGACACTTAATTAAGGCAAAAGTGGATAAATATATTGTGCAATTTAAAAAAAATTTTATCGGGGTGTAGCGCAGTTGGTAGCGTACCTGCTTTGGGAGCAGGGGGTCGTCAGTTCGAGCCTGACTACCCCGACTGTGTTAGATGAAGATATTGGTTCTCTTCGCCTGACTGTGAATCAGGCTTCTGCGGGTTCGATTCCCGTCTAACACCCCAAGGGGGGTCTGCAAAAAAACCTTTGCAAATCCCTGAATATTAAAATGTTCTTTGAAAATCTTGTCGTAAATTAAGCAGTAATTTGCGACAAAATGCCGAAACACGGAGTAGAAATGCGCCAAAGTTCGGAATAAAATTGTCTTGTGGCGCAATTGGCTAACGCACCTGACTCTGAATCAGAAGATTGTAGGTTCGATTCCTACCAAGACAACACAATTGCCCTCTGGTGTAACTGGACAACATATCGGACTTTGACCCCGATGACTGCAAGTTCGAGCCTTGCGGGGGCAGCAAATGCATAAATTTAAATATTGTTGCATTTTTTTATATATTTTTTATTACATTTGCATAAAATTGACCTGTGGTGTAATTGGCAACACGTCAGATTTTGGTTCTGAAGTCTCTGAGTTCGAGTCTCAGCAGGTCAACAAATTTTATTATTATGGGTAAATTAAGAAAAGGTAATAAACAAAATGCTTTCCTTAATGGAGAATGGGGAGCACATATGCGTAAATGGGGAAAGTTTTTCACAGCCAAAGTACGTAGAACTGTCGATAAGAAGATAATTAGTGAGGAAATCAAAAATGAGTTATAATTTATTCCTTGACGACTTCCGTTACCCGGAAGACTGTTTCGAACACACACATCAACCAGTTTATTTACTTGAAGATTGGGTGACAGTTCGCAGTTACAATGAATTCGTTAAATATATTCAGGAGAACGGATTACCTGATATGATATCATTTGACCATGATTTGGCTGATACGCATTACGATAACCAAGACCATGTGGATAGTGATTATTATGATATTGTTACAGAAAAAACCGGATATCATTGTGCCAAATGGCTTATTGATTATTGCATGGATAATAATAAAAAACTCCCGGCAACAATACTCATACATTCTATGAATCCTGCCGGGAGTCTAAACATTAAATCACTCTTTGAGAGTTACCTCAAATCACTTGAATTGTAAATTACCTGTTAAGTTTCAATACAACTGGTTCTTCAGTTTTGCTTTCAATCCATGTAAGTATTGCACCTACGATGATTTCGATAATACCCTTGAAAAGAAGACCTTCTGCTTCTTCATCAAGACCCGGTATATCAAGCAATGAATTGATCAAATCTGTTGCAAGTTGTTCAGCAAGTGGCACATCATCAGCCATTACTGCTTCAATAAGTGCAGCCAATTTGGTTTTAAGTTCAACTGATAACTGGTCAACATATTTATTGTCAACAAATGTTATGATTGCTTTGAAAACATAGCCATCAATGAGTTCAAGAAAACCTTTAAGTTTAAGCAACTCATCCAATAATTGAGAGATTTTTTTCTCTTGTTCTAACGTTAAAATTCCTTCTTCCATAATAATTTTTTTATTTTAAAATAATATTATTTTTCCATAAATACTGCATTTTTAGTAAATTATAAAAAATAATAAAAATATTTTTTATCTCTTACCACCCATTGAATGACCAGAACTTGAACTGCTACTTCTGCTTGATGATCCACTACTGCTTGATGAACCACCAGAATAACTACTACCAGAACTTCTACTCATACTTGATGAACCACCAGAATAATTACTGCCTGAACTTCTACTTGGAGAAGAATAACTACTGCTCGAACTCTTGCTTGGAGTTGAATATGAACTCTTGCTTGGTGTAGAATATGTACGTGACTGCGTTGTTGTTCTTGGAGCAGAATAAGTACGTGATTGAGTACTTGGTGTTGTACTTCTTTGAACACCAGTACTTTTTTGTGTATTTGTATATGTGCTTGTACGAGAATTATTATACGTTGGTCTTGTACCCATTTTTGGAGTATTATAAGACGGTGTATAACTTCTGTTAGCACTATTGTATGTACTCTTACTCTGTGGACTTGTTGCAACACGTCTTTCCTGTGACTGTTGTGATGTTACGGTTCTTGACTGTGTTGAAGGAGTTGTTCTTTTTTGAGCAGGTGTAAACGCAGTTGTTACCTGCCTTTTCTGTGACTGAGATGATAATGCTTTACTTGTTCCAAATGATGAACTTCCTTTTGTACTGTAATTTACATACTTTTGCGTAGAAATCGATTTATAATTTCCAACTGGCATGTAACTATTTTTAGTGTTAGTATATCTTGAATCATATCCGTAATAATTACTTCCCATTATACCATGACCATAATTAGCATTGTAATTATTATATGGATAATTATATCCATAATACGGATAATTATAACCATAATAATATGGACTATACCAGTAATTATATCCATAATACGGATAACCCCAACTGTAATACGGAGAATACCAATCATAATAAAATGGATCATACCAATATGGATTTCCCCAACCTATGCCCCAATATGGACTATAATATGAAAATCCAAATCCGTAATTAAATCTGAATATCATATTTGAATAATAATTATCTTCATAATATCCATCTTCATATCCATCCTGATATCCTTCAACATAAAGTTCACTTTCTGGTTGAACAGGTTTTGGATGTTTTTTAGCATTGAATATTGTTGTGACTTGTTTCTTATCCTGAGAAGGAATATAATATAAGTCATCGTATTCGGCTATAAGAGTATCTTTAGCATCTAAGGTTAAAGTATCACCAAACTTTGCTGCTTCTTTTGCTTCCCAATACTTTTCGTAATCGGATTTTTCAACTTGTGCAAATAATGCACATGTTAAAAACACTGCAATTATTGTTAATATTAATTTTTTCATGGCTTGTATGTATTTCTATATATAAATAGGCAATATTCATGCCGAAACTTTTAAATTCGGATTAGTATTTATTATAAAATTCTTATTATGAAATCAAAAGATGGTAAACAAAGACTTTTTGAAGTCATGCAGAGAGTTGATAAAACATTTAAACCAAGATTAAATGAAGAAGAAGAACCTGTTTCTTCAGGAGCAACAACTTCCGGTTCAACTAAATCAGAAAAAAGGGGTTTTCATACAAATATAGAAAAAGATACTGTTGATAATACTAATTTCAGAAAAGTGTTATATACTGGTGAACATCTTCAACTTGTATTAATGTCGTTAAAACCTGAAGAAGAAATTGGAATGGAAACACATCCAGATATCGACCAATTTTTCAGATTTGATGCCGGAACTGGTAAAGCCATTATTAATGGTAATGAATATGAAATAACTGATGGTGATTGTATTATAATACCTGCGGGTTCTGAACACAATATAATTAATACTGGTGAAGAAGAACTAAAAATGTATACAATTTACACACCACCTCATCATAAAGAAGGTACATTATTTGCAACAAAAGATGAAGCAGAAGGAAGTGATGAAAAATTTGATGGAAAAACAACAGAATAATATTTTATTATTATGAAAAAAGATAGTAAACAAAGACTTTTCGAAGTCATGACAAGACTTGATAAAACATTCAAATCTAAATTAACTGAAGGTGATGCTTTGAAAGAATATGGCGGTGCTCCTGAATGGGAAGACCCAAGCAATCCTGATAGAGAACATGATAGAATGATATATAAAAAATATGTTCAGAATAAAGAACCAAAAATAATAACTTTAAAATATCCGGCAGTTTGTAAAGAAACTGGTAAAAGATTAAACAGAGGTGAACAAGCATTATATTATCCACAGGATAAAAGTTTCTTCTGCTTAGACTCCAAACAAGCACAAGAATGGCGTGAAATGAAAGCCGATGACCAAATGGGTGGAGTTTATGAAGAAATTGGTTATAATAATGAACCACGAATGATAAAATCTCAATCATCCAGACCACTTTATGTTATCGCAAGAGAAATTTATCAGGATTGGAGACCAGTACATCCATATGCAAAACCATATCTTGAAGCAATGTCATCATTATCATCAATTGATGATAATTATATTATGGATTCTGGTAGATCAATTGTTGCATACTTTCTTTCAAACGCAAATACGTGGAAAGGCGAAACAGCAAAAAGAATTAAAATGGAATTGAAGAAAATGTTAGGACTAAAAGAATTAGAAAGTATTTAAATAAAAGAGTAAATAATAAATATTAAAATTATGAAAAAAAACAGTAAAGATAGTAAGCAATTGCTTTTTGAAATGATGGTAAAATTAAATCCAACATTTAAAACCAATCCTGAACTTCTTAAAGAATGGAACTTTGATAAGAAAAAGGGTGAAGATAAAGAAGAAGACAAGGAAGAAAAGAAAGAAACTTCTGGAAAGAAGAAATGGAATTTTGAGAAAAAGAGTGATAAGGAAGATGATGAAACTAAAGAACATGAAGAATCTGAAACTCCTGAAGAAGAAGAAAAAGAAGACTCTGGCAAGAAAAAATTTAATTTCGAAAAGAAAAAAGAAATAGACGAAGTTAAACCCAAAATACCAGTTAATGCAATTGCAAAAGTTGGTAAATAAATTTTCTAAAAATACCGTACTATGAAAAAAGATAGTAAACAGAGACTTTTCGAAGTCATGACAAGACTTGATAAAACATTCAAACCTAAATTGAATGAAGACTTTGATGAAGAAAAAGAATTTGTTGTTTCGGAAGATATAAATATTGATGTAGAAGTGGGTGACACTATTATGATGGGCAAATTTAAAAATTCGCCAACAATAGTAAAGTCAATAGGAAAAGACGAACATGGTATGCCAATTATTAATGGTAAGAAAGTAGTAACATTTAGAATGGCTACCGAAAAAAATAAGAAATAATTTAAATTTTTTTAAAAATAATTGAAAATAATTTGGTATTAATGAAACTTTATTTATCTTTGCAACGTATTTAATAGAAAAAGAAAATGAAAAAGTCACTCGACATATTGGTAGCAGTCCTCATGGTGGATGTCCTATTA